AGTTCATGCTCCGATATATCTTGCAGACCTTTGGTTCGGTTATAAATCTCACGGGCTTTTAATAACTTATCACTATTATCTTTTGTGTAAGCTACGGCCTTGTTTCGACTTATAACCTCCAAATGCTCGTCTCTAAGTTCCGTCACGATGCTTGTTTCACCTCATCAGTTAATCTTAGAGGTGTTCGTGTAAAGTCAAAAGCATCATCGGTACTAATCAAAATTTGAATAGTATTACCCGAGTCTTTTGCCTCTAACATTTCTGCTGCTACTTTAAACTTCATAGCATCCTCAAATGTTTCCGCTTCTTTAATCACTGTCACATAGTCATTTGCATGTGAGAAGTGTATTCTTTTTACTACTGTATATTTCATACTTTCTCCTGTATTGGTTGGTTAGTCTTTAAGTTTGCCATTTAAACGTTTGGCTTCTTTGTTTACTAGAATAGTTACTACCTGCGCTCTCGATACTTCGGGATCATCGGGTACTAACACTTTTCTAATTTTGTCAATCTTCGCATACGTTTCTTTTTTTATAGAAATGTTTTTGTATTTGCTAAAATCAGTCATTTGTTATATCCTTTCATTTTTAATATAAGGATATCCTACAAAATATTCTTCTTTATGTCAAGGCTGATATGAAATTTTTTTTAACCATATTTGTGTGTTCAGTAGTTAATCAAAACTGTGCTGAAGTTCCACCAATAAAATATGACTATAAACGTCTATACGATAGTCATTATGAATGTGTACAGAAAGGACTCGGTGAGTCTTACTCTATCTTGTATGACGGCGAACTTTTTGCGCAACCTGTAGTGGAGGCTTTAGAATTGTATCCAAAGTTTCATTGTGCAAAAATTGAAAATTATCAAGAGAGCGAACCACTTGATACCACTCCTCCCGAATCAAAGGATCTTTAGTTTTATTATACTGTCTACTTAGCTCGTCTGCTTTTAAAGTAATTTGTCTTATCATTTTATTAATTCTACTAATTTGGTTTCTAAAAAACAATTTATTGAATATCTAGTTCCTTTTGTAATAGGTTCTGTACCATGTATCCAAATAGGTTCTGCAGGAAATATAATACTATCCCCTGTTTTAAATATTTCTTTAATTTGACCATCAAAAAATCTAAACTCTCCACCTTCATAATCTTCGTTTAAATTTAATGTACAAGAAGCTCTTTCGTTTACGTTAACATCAGTATGATCCTTAATAAATTGACCTTTTTTATATTTTAATATTCTAATGTTTTGACTAGAATTAATTAAAATATCACTAAAGGTAGGACTTATTTTTTTAGATTTAATATATAATACATAGTTAGCTATCATTATAGCTATATATTTCTTAGCTTCATTTAAAGAATATAAAATATCTTCATTTGGGTTTTCTATTCTAGATAAGTTTAAACATTTAAAATTATCTATTTCATGGTTTTTAGTTTGATATTTATAACTACCTTCTACTCTATTTAATTCAGGATATTTTTCAAATATATTTATTATTTTCTTACAGACGTCTTTAGGAACTAAGCCGTTGATTCTATATTTTAAATCTGAAATTTTGTGGTTATAAGACACTACTTAAAATTTAACCTTTACCTTGGCCCTTGTAACGTCGGTTACGTTGTTGTCTTTTCTCACTTTTATTTTTTGATTTCTTATGCTGACGAGGTCCACGTTTCTTAGGTTTATCTCTTACAATATGATCTTTAAATTTCTTTGCCATTATTTAATTCTGCTTGATTTTTTATTAATTTTTTTTCTTGTTCAGTTAATTTTAAATAAGTAATGCTGCCGTTAACATGTTGTTTGTTATCAGATCCACAATTAGTGCATCTATAAAACTCTGAAACAATTGCCACTAATATTGTATGTTCCCCACACTCTGAACAATCTCCCATCACAGTATCTATTCTATTACTAAACATTATTGTTTCCATTAATCCAAATTTTTTCTTTTTATCTGTCATAACTTTTTTTACACTAAATCTTTCGCCTTTCCAATAATAGGTTTGTATTTTGTTTTACCTTCTGATTTATACGCATGCATAAATTGTTCACGTCTTCCTTCTGGAATCCAACTACAATGTATCCATCCCGAGTTGGGTTCTCCTGGGGTGTAGAACTCGAGGATCAATTGATCTGTCTCAAGGTTCTGTTTAATCCAATCAGCAACTTCAGCGTTGTCGACTCCAACACATTCAAAGTCTGCCGCCTCAGCTTTTGCATGTTGGCTGTCCCGACTCGATCCTATAGCAAGGCATAAATTTTCGCTACGGAACCCTGATGTGACCTTTACTCTACCGAAGTGGTCCCGCACGGGTTGTAAAATATTTTCACACAAGTCTTTTAGTTTTTCTATTTGACCTGCGTTTGGATTATTATTGATTCCCTTACGAACAGCTGTGTCCGATTTGATTAATTCTAAAAGGGTAAAATTTCTACTTAGATTCATCTATAATTTTTTTGATTGCTTTAGATCCGTCTATATTTTCTTCAAGTTCAACTTTTACTTTTCCACATTTATAATGAATATTATCATTTGCTGTACGTTCCGCAACCCTCTTTCCTTTTAAACAATCTGACATTGCAGGCTGTATTCTATGTTCTGTAAGAACACCTCCTATAAACATACAAAGAGCTACTACGCTACTGATGACCGTTTCCATTTGCTCTTACCTTATCTTTTAGTTGTTCAACATCTTCCAATGCTTTTTCTAATTGTGATTTTAAAAATTCTATATTAACTTTGTTTGTCATATTCATTTCTTGAGTAGACTGTAATTTCTCAACGGTCTTGTACAAATCCTCCAATAAAAAATGTTGCTCCTGGTCAGTGGGCACTTGTTCACTCTTCTTTAACAAATCATTTTCAAACAATTCACGTGATGTCTCTAATGATACTAATCTTGCAGTCAGTTCTGTATATGCGAACACACCCATTGCTACTAAAAAAATTAGGCTAGCAACCGTCTTCATCGGCATCTGCACTCTTGCCTCTTCTCCGATATTTAATGGTTTATTGCTCATCTTATAATTTTATCACCCATAAGTTTGATGTCAGGATTTTCTTTTTTATAATCATCTTTAATTGAATCCCAATAGCTTCCATCTGGTTTTTGAATTTTATCATCGGGAATTATTATACCAGAACATTTAGAAACCAAAAGTTTGAAGTTAGGATTGTTGTTCAAAGTAGGGTTTTTATTAACTTTTCCACACATTTTCATAAGCTCTAATTGTTGTTTTAGTTCCATATTTTCTTGTTGAACAGCTTTAAATTCATCAGTACAGGCTGAACCTAAATATTTTCTCCAAGTAAATCTTATACTTCTATCTTCACCATAATTGTCATAATTAGAAGAAGGAGAGTAATGCCTATAATTAGAGTCGGAATCTCTTTGGTCAATTGAAACTGACACATCGCCAGTGCTACAAGTATTAGTACCATTATTGAGATACTCATTTTTACTATGCGCTGGTCCACCAAACAAAGCTAGTAGAGTTAACATAATTATTAATATCGCTGTAAATCTGTAATCCATCCTGGCTATCTCCATAGGTCACCTTAATAATTTATTTCTCTGTTTAAATCTTTGATATCATAACTGTGTTCTCTAACTTGATCAGCTAATTGTCTGTATAAATTTTCTGCCATCTGCCATGTTGCTTCAGCAGAAGATAGTCTTGTATTAATTTCAGTAATATTTTTTTGTGCTTGAGTTAAATCTCTTTGAAGATTTATTATTTCTTGTTGGTTTGAATTAATAGTATCAGTAAGATTAACAATATAACGTACTCCTGTAAATGTCCCCACTAAAACTGAGGCTACTACAGGTACCATTACAATATTTTTTTTTAACAGATCTACTAAATTCATTAAGCATTTATCTCCAGAATATTAATTTTTTAAACCACGTCTTGACAGCTTCTATCCAATTGTGGTCCAGTGTTACTGTTTCCCAAACACAATCACAAAAAGAACATTGTGCAATTCCTCTGTGTCTGTGTCCACAGTCTGTGCATATGCTGCTCATTATAGCAGCCCTATGATTATTAACACTACGATAAGTGTAAAGATTCCAAAATGCCAATTCAATAATTCTTTAGGATGAAATAGGCTAGGATTCATTATTACATTGTATAAAAGATGTAGCTGATCTTTAGTAAAAGACCACACCTTCCCTACTATATTTTTTAACTGATTCATAAGTCCCCCTTAATCGTTAGTTTCGTCTAGATTTTTCAGCTTATAATCGTAGCTACCTTCTTCATGTTCGTCGGTAATCCATTTAGCTGAATTTTCTACGGAGTATATTTTACTGCTTACTAACCTATTGATCAAGTTTTTATTTGGGTCCACACCCATTGATGCATCAAACATTTTAAGCCTATTATTGGGCTGTATTGCAAAGTTTCCGTCCTCTAATTCAAGAACATGACCACATTTGTGCTGGTCAGGTTTCTCTGCATAACCAAAATTTAACTCATTAAAGTCTCCTGCACACCAGTCAATTGTAAATAAATACTTACCTTTACGTTTTACTTTACGTCTTGAGGTGTATTGCATGGTAGCACCAGCTAATTCATAAAAAGTTGTAACACTTACATTGTAACTAAAGCTATCCCACATCACTAACTCATCAAGGGGTAATTCTTTGACTCCAGGTTTTGTACAGAAAGCTGAGATAGGTGCTCTCCACCATAGACCACCATCCTCCATTAAGAAATGAAACATAGGTACTCTGTTTGGAATAGAACTAAAACCAAATACTCCTACTTCAAAATATTTATCGTGTGAATCTTTTTGATCTCTTAGATAATTTCCCCTGACACAACACTCTATGACAGGTATGTTCGCATTTAGATAAGCCATAATTAACCATTTATCTCTCCCCAAGTGTTTGCTAATTCGCAGTCTACTTTGTTAGGGACTTCCAGAGTAACTGCATCCTGCATGATCTCAACAATTTTGTCTGCTTGTTCTTGATCCTTAACAGAAATACAAAGTTCATCATGAATTTGTACGTGGGCCACTATACCATTTTTGTATAAGTCTAACATGGCTTTCTTTGTCATATCAGCTGCGCTACCTTGAATTAATTTGTTTAAAGATTTGTAAGTAAATGCTCTTCTAATCCCTGGTCCGTGTTCCTGTAATGCATCTTCATGAGGCAATGCTTTATGCATACCGAATTGATTAGGTTCCCATAAATGAAACCTACACAATCGTCCCAAGAGAGTTCGAATTTGACCACGCTCTTGGGCACGATTGGAAGCACTATTCATTAACTGCTTAACGAAGGGAACTTTAGCGTGGTATTGATCGAACAATTCTACTGCTTTGTCTTTTGATACACCTAGTTCGGCCTGGAGTTTTGCTTTACCCATACCATAGAATAATCCAAGATTAATTACCTTGGCTTGTGATCTTGGAATCTTTGCCATGTCTGCTACGACCTGGTGAAAGTCCGTTGAGGTATCATTTTCATAATTATCTATTACGTCATTTACAGACGGAAATTTGTGTAAAGCTGCATAATGCACTACCAACCTAGGTTCTTGCTGAGAATAGTCAAAACTACCCCATCTATGGCCCTTCTCGGGTATAAATATAGACCTAATCATAGGTCCAAGATCCTTATTTCTTGCAGGAAGTTGCTGTAAATTAGGGTTTGAATACGAGAATCGTCCTGTCACAGTTCCGCCTTGATCTGACCTTATTTGATTTATGTCAGCATGGATACGACCTTTGTGTTCATGTTTAATTATGGTATCTATAAATGTAGTATGAGCCTTATTAACTTCTCTAGCCTTAGCAATCATTCTAACTACAGGATGTTCATGATTCGAAATAAAATTCTTAGTAAAAGAAGGTGCCTGTGATTTTGCAGTTCTTTCATAAGGTAAACCAAGTTTGTCAAAAACTTTGGCAACACTTCTTGCTGCCATTAATTGAACATCTATTCCTGTTTCTATTTTTATTTGTTGGCGTAAGTTATCTTCTTGTACTGTTAGTGCTTGCTTTAACATATGAGCTCTTTCAACGTCCACTCTTACCCCAAGAAATCTCATGTCTACCAGACAAGGAAACAGATCCGTCTCAAGTTCAAAAATAGATTCTACATCTTGGTGTAGTAATTCTTTTTTAAATATTTGCCAAAGCTCTAAAGTAAGCTCCGCATCTTTCTCTGCGTAAGATCCCACATACATTGCTGGCAGTTGCCACATATCTGCTTTAGGATCTAATCCTCTAGACTTTGCTTCTTCATTTAATGCAGACTCGTTTTTACCATGACCTAAATAATCCCAAGACAAACTATTTAAATCAAATCTAAATCTATTCTCATCAATCAATGATGCTGCAATCATAGTGTCTACTATCTGTCCATTAATTTTTAAACCCATAGATCTAATCCAACAGACATCATACATAGCGTTGTGAAATATTTTTATAGCATCACTATCTAATATATCTTGAAACCAATTTAAGGTTCTCTTACGATCCATGTTTGGCCCTGCTCCGTGAGCAATTGGAAAATAAAATTTTCTACCAGGTACAGCAACAGCAATACCTACTACTTCACCATTACCAATGATAGCACCGCTACCTTTAGATTTTAAGTCTGGATCTCTCGTCTCTAAGTCAATTGCAATCTCGTCGTATTTTCTTAGATCCGGATATTCCTCTGGTTCATTCCATTCAGTCTGTGCTTCAAATAAAGGTACCTTCATTTTTTTACCTCATATACATATTTGTTTTCTATTATTTTAGTCATTCTATCTTTGTTACTAAATGCATATAAAGATGCACTGTAATCATGAGGAAATATTTCCCATGCAATTTTTTTCTCTAGTCCAAGATAAATTTCTAAATTAAATTTATTTTTAGCAAACTTAATTGTTCTACGTACAGTAGATTTTTTTGGCATTACTTTTTCTTTTTCATGTCGTTAATTTTTAACATCTCTAGCTGACAATAGTGTACGATCTTTTTAAGATCCTCAATGCCACCTTTTCTTTGGTATCTACAAACGTACTTAATAACGTTGCCCTGAAAAAATGATAAATCATTTTTAGAAATAAATTCGTAGGGTTGAATTGGAAACTTAGTATAGTGATTCCCGCCTACCTGGGTGTATTGTGGAAATGATTCTTTAAATATATCTTCTGCTGTCATAGTGGATATCCCTTTCGTTCTATTTTGGCTCTCATTAAATATAAGTTTCTTTTTGCTCTCGTGCAACCTACATACCATACTCTGTGCTCTTCGTCACGCTTTATTACACTTTTAGTAATAGCTTCTCTTATCTTTTTAGCATTGTCTAATACTAAAATTACGTTCTTACATTCACCCCCTTTTGCAGCGTGAATGGTAGATACTTTAATTCGTGCTTCATCACTTAATCTTTCTTTATTTGACAACATTAATCTTATGTAAATTTTATCATCAGCTGGTGCATTATCAAAACACTCAAACCATTTTAAATCTTTTTTAAGTTCTCTATTACCCAGGTATTCTTTAATATCTTCCAATGCTGTATCCGATACCTCTTCACCATTTAACCATTTGCTATGATTAATAATTGCTCTGTAAAGTTTTGTATTGTAACTTTTTTGATGTCTGTTTTCATAATACAAACCTTTTACTTTTAAAAGATCACATACTTCTTTAGCTCTAGACAAAGTTCTAGTTAAAATTAACCAGTTGTCCTGGTGAAGATCTACGTTCTCTAAGCTATTGATTTTACTACACAATCCTTCTTCATCTCTTGGTAAATAATTTTTAGTTGCTCTAAGTCCTGCGATTCGTGCAGTAATAATTTCAGATACATCTTGTACTGCTTTTGGAATCCTTCGAGATCTTGATAATACTTTTTCTGCAGCAGGTTCTTGAATGAACCTATCTACATCTGCACCAGCCCAGCCATAAATCGCTTGGTCATCATCACCCGCTAAATAAATATTTTTTGATTTAGATTTTAGTATGTCATACAATTTCCATTGTATTGGAGATAGATCCTGGGCTTCATCAATAAAAACTACGTCAAAGTTTGGAATCTTATCTGGTTGTTGTACAATGTCATGAATCATATCAGTAAAGTCTACTAAGTTATTTATGTCTGGATGTTTGTAATGGTTGTAGTTTGCTTCAATGTGTTTTAATAAATCTGGTTTTACATTTGTTGAATGTTCTCCTGTGCAATATTCATCCCAAACCGGAATATCTTTTTCTTTTGCTTTTAAAATAATTTGAAAGTATTCATTATCACAAGTTAAGTAAGGTGAAGCGTCAGCATCTTTTTTAGCGTTGACTCTTATACTTAATTCTTTTCCAAGATCATTGTAGTGGTAGTCTTGCATAACATTTTCTTCTCTAAGTCCTAGACTATGAAAAGCTAAAGAGTGTAATGTTTGAAAGTATCTAAGTTGTTTTTTCTTATACTCAGGATTTTTCTTCAACATCCTATCTCTTGCTTCATTAGCTGCTTTACGAGTAAATGCAAAATAACCTATTTTACTTACTGGCGTGCCTACTCTTATGTAGGCCATGGCTCTTCTAATTAATTTCTCTGTTTTCCCTGTACCTGGAGGGCCATATATCTTTGTAACCTTTGTCATTAAAGAATATCTTTTTTACTCTTCATTGGTAAAATTTCTATTTCATTTTCTTCTTTGTTAAAATATTTCATAGAAACTTTTATACATCTTACAGGGTTATTGGATTTCTTTTCAGTTGCTTTCTTAGGATATCTTTTAGGATGTCTAAGTTCGGCATCAAAAAAATCCATTAGCATTTGTCCTGTCCTGTCTATCTTAGCTTTCCATTCTTTATTTTTTAAGAAATTATAAAAAGGATCAAATACAAAATAAGCAAAGCCATCAGTATCAATCAATGTACTACCGCTTCTAAATGCAGCATCACTTACTGCAGGAACACCATGAATGTAGTCTTCTAGATGTTTATGTAATACTTCTTTTGGTGATGTACCTGGTGGAGCTTTTTCTGTTTTCATTCCTTGCCACAAAGTATCTAATACAGTTTGCATATCATCACCCTTGATCCGTGGTGGTGGAATAGGTGTATGTGCTCCAATTAAACGTCTAAGTTTTTCTTGGTCCATGATGTAATTTATATCTCTCGCGATTATTTGTTGCGTAGTTTCACCTTCTACTTTGTCATTGTAGTGCACAGTGAATCTAAATTCTGGATCCGGTGAGTAATCTATTTTAATTAATGCAGACAGCGTTGGAAACTTTTTAACTTTGTCTGAGGCTACACCAAATTTTCTTTTGAGACATTCTGATTTAACACACATACTATTGATAGGTTCTTCTGAACAAGTATGGCCTGCAGTATCTTTCTTATAAGCTTTAATTTTTTGTTTTACTTTTTCATCACCCCATATGTTATCGTAGACAATATAATTTCTAGCACCCTCTAAAAGTTTTTCTTCCCAATTGTCCGGGTATTTCTTTTTAGCAAACACCATGTAGTTATAAATAAATCTATCTCTGTAATCATCTAGTTTAGATTTTGATAATCTTTGCAAACATACAGGACCATCTATAAATTCATCTGCACCACCTGTAAGTTCGAGTCTAATTAATTCATCTGCAAACTCTTCTAGATCTTCTTTAGTCTTTGTGTTAGCCTCGACGACTTTTATAAATTGCTCAAAAGTAAACTCACTACCATCTAAATTCACACCCACTCTTTCATTACGATTGTAATAAGGTAGATTAATAAAGTTACCGTTGATTGGTTTTTGATCTGAGCCTATACCTAATTGTGTTTGTTTTGGAAATATTTCTGTTGATGCTTTTAGATCAAATGTAAATAATAACTTATCTAAAAAGTTTCTGACAAAACTTGCTTTAACGGGTTCTTTAAAAAATACATAAATATGTAGTCCACCACTTTTAGATTTGACAGGTACCACAGGAATATTTTTCTTATCAATAATTTCTAAATATTTTCTTAAATCAAAGTTGTCATATTCATCTGAGTCGATATCAATTGCTCCAAACTTTGCGAGTCCTTCGTCATTACAGGGTTGGATACCAATAGATTTTTTACCTGTAAGGTGATCTAAATAATCAGACTCTAATAATTCTTTAGCTGCCCAGCCATATTTTAATTTGAGTTTACCTGTAGCAGGATCTTTGTAAGCAGAGTTTATATCTGCATAACCATAGTCTCTTTTAAGACCTGTAAATATCTCTATAAATTTGTTTTCCATCTTTCCTCTTTAGTAGGGGTGACTCCACTCTCGCTTCGCCACCCCTGTTGCAACCATTCCCGGAGGGGAATTTTTAGTAGTGAGCTGCTCCATCCGTAGACTTAGCAGTATCTTCCTCGCCATGTTTAACTTGAATATCTCCTTTAGAAATACTTTCAGAAAAACTTTTAGCTTGTTGATACGTAGCAGCGTCTTGGATTGGACCTGTCTTGCTCACTTCCCAACCAAACCACGTACCTTTGTCGTTAGACTGTTGTACGGTTTTTAGCTGATAAAGATGGCTAAAAGATGCGGGTGTGAACATACCGTCCTTACCTTGCAACTTTATACTTTGCATCATGCTATTCCATTTTCTACTAATTTTTAATTGAGTAGATTTCATAGCAATCAACGCAGTGGTTGGTGAAGCACTGTTGACTACAACAAAATGCTGCGCAGTCTTCTCGATATAATTACCGTTTGGAAGTCTATCTTTAAAGTCTGCACCTCTAGTTGTTTTAGTCATGATGTCACTTGATGCAGGATAGATATTAACTGGCGCACCAGATCCATCTTTTCCTCTATCTTTCCACTCGACATACTCGAGTTTGTAGTAACATGGAATCACTGGGACTCCTTTTTCACCATTGAAGAGTTCCCCTGTTACTGAATTATAAATCATTCCAGGTTCTGCACCTTCAACATACTTGCCGTCTCTCTTGTTTACTTCTGGAGATAACTGTCCAA